CTTCAATAGCCTTTTCTTTAGATTCATATAATCCGTATGAAAAACATTTAGAAGGTAATTTACTAAAAACTACCTGACACAAAGTGTCTTGAATACTAATACAACCGGCGGGTTTTCCAGCAAGCCATTCAATTTCAGCCATTTTCAGTCTGAAAAATAAAAGAGAAATTATTTTCATTTTAAGAATTTAAATAATATTTAAAAAGATAGTAATAATATATAGTAAGTTTTTTATACTTGTAGTAAGTATAAAAAACATTCGTGTAATATAACACACAGAATCACAGAACAGGAAAGCCAAGGGCCAAAGTATGAACCTTCTTACAGGTTCATTTTTTTCTTTTCTCTTACTTTCGTAACGAGCCGAGACTATATCTTATGAGACAGTTTAAACTTATAAACTGTCCCCAACTACCATTTAGTCGTTGAACTGCATCCTTGACCCAAAATTGGGATTTAGGACTTGGCTGCTGATTACCCAATCTTCAGAATTTTTACCTTGCCAACGCCATTACGCGCTGTTCCGTATACTCAATTTCTTGGTATAGGTGGTATCTGAAGCTCTAGGTGTGCTAAGGCACACTAAGGGACTTCCAGCAATTTGATAGTTTCGCCCCAAGACATGCTACGCATGACACAGGACTAGCCGGTTATATACACTTAATATACGCTTGAAATGTATGTGACATTTAATTTAAGCGACGATTAAGTGATGATATTTTAAACTGTTTTCCTTGTTGAGAAATATCATATCTCTACAAGCAGCCGACTTTTGGAAGCGCATTGGTCTTTCACCTCCTGATATTCTGATAATATTGTTATTAACTCGGTTTATCAATATAGTTTCCTATATTGCCAGACTGTATCTTACGCCTATTCTGGTTGATTAGACCTTCATTATAGACTGATAGCCGTGCGCGTCGTTGAGGGAGAATCATGTCCTATCATTGTTACTTTCGTAACGTCGGATTTAGATTCTTTACCCGCGGATTGCCCATCGCATATATTTCTATATGACATACTTAACGTTATTACTCAGTTTGTGAAGAAAGCGACTCTGTCGAATCGTCACAAACAGCCTGAGGTCGTTACCCTAGGTATTTTCCGATATTTCTATCAGAAAAGTAGTAGTTAAGTCTTTAGGGGTTTCCCGTCATTATAAGCTATCTCGCACCTTTCTAGGTAAAATCCTAGAAAGATACTAGGTGATTACTGTTTATCCCATTTATTGGGCAGTCACCTTTTTGTGGCTGTAGTTAACCACTGTCACAAAGCGGTAACTCTGTACATAGTCTTGACCAGATCCGGCAACTCCACTTCCTTGAGCACCAGTAGTGGCTGCAGCAGAAGCAACTGGCAAAATGCTGACATTAGTCAACTTGCCGTAGTTGGTAGAACCCTTGGGGTCTAGGCAGATAAAGTCAAGAGAGTACGAGTACATATGGTATCCGGTTTCCATTGGAATGACCGGTGCGTGGAACCAAGGCTGGATGAGCGAAAAGTAGTCCGAACCCATGGCTTGGAGACGCGCGGTGTTTTCATAAGTAAGCGATGTAAGCGAAATAGGGTCACTCGATCCAACAGGGTTGAAGTTAACAGTCGCAGCTCCAGGGACTGGAGAAGCTGCGGTGTAGTTAGACCAGTTCGATGGGCAAGTGTAGTTGCGCACAGCGAAGAAGATAACCTTAATTGCGTGAGAAAATCGCAAGTCATATTGTGGGTTATAGTTAGAATTGTTAGCAAACTGTTGAAGAGGTGCCGTCTGTACCTGCTCAATGAGAATGTTACGAGGAGCGCAAGCCATACGCTTACGTTCATCATTGCTGACAATAGCATAGTTAGCCCAAGTCTGGACATTGTTATTAAGAGTTGGGTAGGATCCTCCTTGAATATCACTTGCGAGTGGCTGAACAGAAGGATTAGTTCCCGCTGCAGCCGCAACGTTATCCAAAACAAGCAAGAAGTTAGCCTGTTGAAAGGTATAAGTAATACGCATATCGTTGTAAGGAAGCGCAGCGGTTGGGAGAGAAATACCACTGTCACGAGCAAAGAAGAACGGGAGAGGAAGATTTAGAGTAAATGCAGGAATTGGTTGAGTAGAATCATGAGGACCAGTGAGGTCATCAAAATCACCAATCATGTTCTTGTATCCGTTCAACTTGCCTGCTGGGGTAGTGAATGCAGCCCAAAAGTCAAGATGGTAGTTGTCAAAGCGTGCAGCAACCAAGTCATTGAAAGTAATGGCACATTCGACGTTCAAGTTGTGCATGAGATTGCGGGTCCAACGGAGACGACCATTAACACCAAACTGGTTAGTGGAAGCAAGTTGAACTTGGGGAAGATTGACACGAAGCCATGCCTGAAGAAGATAATCACCAGCACGAGAAATATTCACAGAGTGATCTTGTCCGAAATCAGCAGTACCGTTGCTACGAGAAAGAACAACGGGAACCTGAGTAAACCACGTAGCCTTACGGGTTTCACGAACAAAATAAGCGGTCGCTGACGAGCCACCATAAAGGTACTTTTCGAGTTCATCGAAAGTAGCCAAGTCAATAAAGCCTGAAGTAATATTAGAAGTTGAAGCCATTTTTATATTAAGCAAGAAAAATTTTTAGAAAAAATATTTTTCTCACTTTTATATGCTTCTAAAGAAAACTTAAAAGAACCAACAATACAGGAAAAATGGCCTATGGCGACTTAGATATTCTTAATATAGACCATAAAATCAGATCAGACTTCGAGAGCGAAGAACAAAAACTTCCCCTATACCGAGAAAAACTCACTCAACTGGTCATCACATCTAAAAACACCAACATCCCCATCCACTCCAAAATCGACCTTGAAAAAAACATCAAAGACCTCACTGATACCATCGACCGCATCACAAGCAATCGTGACCTAAACTTCTACATCTCTGAAACTGCTGAATTATTGGAAAACTATAAATCTATTCTTAAAACTCCCATTAAAATATCCTTCACAGGACGTCAAAAAACCGAAGAAAACGAAAAAAATATAATTATCGATAAATACATCGATATCGCTCAGAAATACTACAAAATACAAACAAAATCTAAAGAAAAAAAATTCAGAATGATATGCGACAACTGTCCCAACAAAAAAGACATTGTCATCGAAGACAACGCTTACATCTGTACTCAATGTGGATCTCAACAAGAAAAAATTGAAAATACTACATCCTACAAAGACGCTGACCGCGTAAATATATCGACTAAATACACATACGACCGCAAAGTCCACTTCAGAGACTGTATAAACCAATACCAAGGCAAACAAAACTGTACCATAGACCAGAAAGTATACGAAGACCTAGAAGACATATTTCGACGTCATCACCTCCTTAACGGAGAGAAAAACGTTAAACGCGAAATTAGATACTCTAAAATCACCAAAGAACACATCCTTATGTTTCTCAAAGAACTAGGCTACTCAAAACACTACGAAAATGTTATCCTAATACACTATAATCTCACCGGCAAAAAACCCGATGACATATCATATATCGAAGATAAACTTCTCAACGACTTTGAAATCCTCGTTGAAACATACGACAGAATCTTTAAAAATAAAGTATCCAGAGTTAATTTTATATCTACTCAATACGTTCTATACCAACTTCTCCAAAAATATCATCACCCCTGTAAAAAAGAAGACTTTGTAATACTTAAAACCATGGACAGGAAATCATTTCACGACTCCATTTGTAGAGAATTATTTTCTGTTCTCGGGTGGAGTTTTACTCCGATTTACTAAAAAAAATTAAAATATATTTTACTAAAGTAAAATGGATAAAATTGATCCTATGAAATTTTCTATTGTAGGTTTAGTTAACGAAATTAATAACCGTAAAAAAGAAGGATACGACGCTAGTGATGCTGGTTCTGCCGTCGGAAGTTTACTTGTCCTTGGACTCATGCTATTTCTAACTTTCGGAATATGGATTTGGGGCATCATTGTACTAGTTAAATACTGGAAAGAAATACCCATGTGGGCTAAAGTTCTCGGAATTGTAGGTCTCCTTCCAATATTACCGTTTGGACCAGTTCTCACCCTAATATGCGTATACGCAGGGCAAAAATACGGCGGTGGTGACTCTGCCGTAGGATCTTCTGCTCCAGCTTCTTCCACCCCAGCATCTGCTCCCGCTTCTTCCGCCCCTGCTTCATCTGCCCCAGCATCTGCTCCCGCTTCCTCCGCTTCTCAATAAATTAAAAATTATATTTTAAAGCATATAGTACTTTAAAATATAAACATGAGTAAATTAATGTCTCTCGTAGATGAAATTAAACAAAAACTCACTGATAACGAATATAAACTTATCGTAGAAGAAATTGCCCTTCAAGAAAAATCCAAAAATAAATTCTCTAAAGTTAAAATCGCCGTACCTTGGGTTGGTAAACAACTCGATGTAGAAGACGAATGTACCGATAATCCTATCACTATTAAACACGAATTTATCACCCTAATCTTACCCACACAATACATCGGAGACTATAACGTTCTTCTATACAACACTTACCCTCTTGAAGAACTATTTATGAACAGTCTAAACTACGACAACCAATCATTCATGAATAGTATACACACCATTAATATCGCCAATATTCACATACACAACAAAACTTGTATTATCATCGACATTAAAAACATAGACGAATCCGGACTAGGATAATCCGGACTAGGATAACTCCTATACAGGTGTATTCAACAACATAATATCTACCAGCAAATTACCAGAATCCTTATGGGTCAGGGGTAAATAACCTCTTCCTCTGACTCTGAATAAATCAGCCTCTGCTCGGGTTTTTAACCAATTCACACGAAAGTTATAAGTATGGTCCGTATCCTCTTCCATACGTATCGGACAGAACATATTCATCATTCTTCGTAATGGATTTTCCGGACGGTTGGGCTCATTACATCCCGGGAAATGTATTATAAAATCAGAATATGAATAGTTGTCCCAAAATGAATTAAACTCCTTCTGATTCTGTACTACAACTATCTTAGTTTGACAGTCTCTCCAGTTAGTTCTGTAGAGGTAATCTATGCTTCCTTGTTCAGAACAAATCTGATCCGTGTGCTTATACACTTCTGTAAAAAAGTCAGCCATGAAAGCTGTATTCCTCACGAACATAACTCCATTATTCACCCAGCCGTGTCCTACAGTATACATTAAGTCCTTAGGGCTATCACCTTCTAGATACTTTTCTATTAGGCTCTCTAGTGTAATATCTTCATTCATAATGAAAGTATCTGCGTCTATCCAGACTAAAAAGTCATACTGGCTTAGATATTTTTTAACTATTAAGATCTTGCTCCATTCTATTTTTCTAGACCTGTCGTACATCGTATCGTCATCAATGTAATCGTAGTTGTGTTTTTTACAGTAATTAATTCTGGTCTGAATACCGTATTTTACAATATCCTTATACCTATCCCCAATTACAAAACTACAAACAGCTATCTTCATTTTACAGAAGATGTGGTTATCCTTTAAAAATGATTTTAGAAATTATTTTATTTAATTTCTAATAAGTACTAAAACTTATAAAATGTCTTGCGCGAAACCTAATTGTACTGATCCTAAAATACCTAGAGGAAAATATTGCCAAACTCATAGGAGTGCTAAAACTAAAAAAAGACCATCCTGTATACATCCTTCTTGTAATACAAGACCTACTTATGGTGTACAAGGATCTGGTAAAGCAGAATACTGTAAAGAGCATTCACCTCCAGATTATGTAAATGTTAAAGATAAGACTTGTATACATGCTAATTGTACTACAATACCTAGTTATGGTGTCAAGGGATCTGGTAAGGTAGAATACTGTAAAGATCATTCACCTCCAGATTATGTAAATGTTAAAAGTAAGACTTGTATACATGCTAATTGTACTACACTACCTAGTTATGGCGTAAAAGGAGCTAAATTAAAAGAATATTGTAAAGAGCATTCACCTCCAGATTATGTAAATGTTAAACATAAGACTTGTATACATCCTAATTGTACTACACTACCTAGTTATGGAATTAAAGCATCTGTTAAAGCAGAATACTGTAAAGAGCATTCACCTCCAGATTATGTAGATGTTAAACATAAGACTTGTATACA